ATACTCATTATTCAATAATACGGCATGTCTTAATTGCTCCAAAGTTTCCATATAAGCCATAGTCCATTTAGATTCACACAAGTGCAAAATAGTTCTTTTGAAATTTTCTGGTCCATGCAGGGCAAGTTCATTTTGTAAATCCTTAGATGAACCGTAATATTTTTTCCAATCCGATTCCTTTTTCACTTTTCTATTTCTAGTTTTTCCCTTTAATGGTTTAAGTGTTAAGTTGGACCAGAATTGCTTCTTCCCCAAATAGTATCTTTTCTCTCCGGGAAGTGCATTAGTTCGTTCGATACAATAAACAAAACCGAAATGTTCGTCTATATTTTCAGGTACGTTTTCCCAATCCATAAAGGCTATTTACCCCTCATATAAGAGAAGTCAAAATTCGTCAATTTCATCATATTCTGTTATTTCCAAAACATGGTATTCAGATTCGTCTATATTTGGAAAATCATCGAACTGTGAAGCAGTTGGATCTACAATAATGCCTTCAACTTCTAACCAAGTATGCCCATCGTCTTTATAAAATCCATGATGAATTTCTATATCCTCTACTCCATTTTCTTTTAATTGTTTTGCTAAAAAACTGCTCGCATCTTGGCAACCCATTTCACAACATGGCATTGTTCCCGGCTTTACATATTTTGAGATAACATTTTGTGCAGTATTTGATAAAGTTTCTAATGGATAAGAAAACCAAAAATTATTAATCACTCTGGTACTTTTCGGTTTGGATGCTTCGCTATAAATTTTCCGTTTTTTGCTTTTAATTTTACGTTTATTTTTGATTTTTCCTTTTCTTGAAATAGTTCCTAAAATTGCAGGAGTTCTGGCATCACTGGTGTCATAAGGTCCATCATTTCCCAAAACACTTGCATCTGTCATTTCTTCTATCTTTTCGCTATAATAATCATTTTCTGTTTCGTCATAATCATATATTTCTACAATAGAGTCATCAAAAATTACAAAATTATAAGAAACTTTTTCGTCTTTTGGTTTGTTTCGATCTAATTGAGTAATATACTTCAAGCCCTTTATTCCAGCATTCCAAAATAACTCAGACGCTTTTTTTGCACTACTATGATCATTTTGTACAAATTCGTATATATTCTTTCCAGTTGCTTTTTGAAATTCGATTAAATCGCTTTCATCAAAGGCAGTAATGGTTTTATCTGGAAAACCTTTTGAATCAACTACCTGTCCTTTAGTTCCATCACCATAAGTTTTCCATTTATATGATCTTATATGTTCTACTAGACGTTTTAACTTATCTTTTACATATGCCGACTGCTCTTCAAATGAGAGGTCATAGTTTAACAATTCATCTTCTTTTGCATCTATATCTACAGTGTAATTATAGATTTTTTCATGCCCTCGGAATTTGAAAGAATTTGTATAGTGTTCTGCCACTTTTGGATTGTCAGTAAAGTATAATCCATAGCCATATCTTTGATTCCCTTCTCCAGTTCCAATATATTTTAAACTAAATTTATCAGAAATGAAATTCGGACTAGAGTGAAAAACTCTTTCCAATAAGTTGTCAAAAAAGTTGTCAAAATTTTCTGTCATTTTATACTATTTACTTGAAAATATACTTTAAAGGATGTATCTTAAAATGATGCAAAAAGATCCTAATGTTTTATTAGAAGAGTATTCCAAAGAAATAGAAATGGATACTTCTATTGATGTAACAAATATTTTAGAAAAACAATTTTCCAGCCCGAATACAAAGCATAAATGGCTTTTTAGATTAACAAAGGCAAAAAGAGAATTGTTAAATTTAATAAATGAGAAAGATAATTTTTTAAATAACGTAATGAATAGAGATAATCCTTTGAAATTGTCAAAAGCTGTTATTTCTAATAAATTAGATAGTCATGAAGAATATAAAGCGTTACAAAGAAAGATAAAAGATCAAGAAATTTTAGTAGAATATTTAGACAGTAATGTGAATAAAGTGTTTAGTCAAATGAGTTTTGATTTTAAAAATCTTATTGAGTTAATGAAAATGGAACAATTATAAGTGGTTGAGAAAATTAAAATAGATTTTCAGAAAAAAGGAGGAGTTTTAACATGCTCCAAAGATATTCTGAAATTAGTAAGAGAAAAGTTTTCTGTAAAGAATCCTAGTTTTCATAGTCGTCGTTTTGCACCTCGTTTGTATGCAATAACACCGTCAGGAGCATTTCAAGTAGGATTATGGAATGAGATTGAAAACTATATTCGTAGTTTAAATATACCAATTAGCATAGAGTTAACAGATGAATTTAAAAAACAATTTCTTCCAAAAACAGGAATAGAAGAAATATCTAAAATCGACTCTTTCAACTATTATGATTATCAGGAAGATGCTATAAAACAATTTGTAGAAAATGGAAGAGGAATTTCTCTGATTGCCACAGGTGGCGGAAAGGCTCTGTGTATAGCAGGATTAACTAAAACATTTTTAGATCATTATCCGAACTATAAAATATTAATAATAGTTCCCAATGTTAGTTTGCTTAATCAGTTATATTATTCATTTATTGATGAATTTAGTATTAATGATGTTACTCGCTGGGGAGACGGCAAAACTCCTGATTTATCCCAAAACATAATTATAGCTAATAATCAAATATTAATCGCAGATATAGATTATACATTATCGGTTGTAAAGGATTTTGATGTAATTATTGTTGATGAAGTTCATACAATTAATGAAAAGAAAAATAAAATTAGTAAAGTAATTCATAATATTAAAACACCGTTTAAATTTGGATTAACTGGAACATTGCCGGATTCTATGATGGGTGCATGGAATGTTATTGGAAAAATAGGTCCGATAGTTTATGAAAAAAATTCATTTGAGCTTCGCAAGCAACAAACTATAACAGATGTTGAAATCAAAGTAGTAGTTTGTCAACACATTAAAAAACCAGTTCCTACCACAGTTTTTACGGAACCAACTGATGCATACATGTTTGAATATGATTATGTAATGAATTATGCACCTCGCAACAATGTTATTGCAAAAATTGCTAAAAAGTTAAATGGAAACACTCTTATTGTTGTAGATAGACTTCAATACATTAGTTCAATACATGATTGTTTGAAAAATTGTGGAAAAAAGATTTACATTATTACAGGAAATACTCCAACGGACGAAAGAACCGTTATTCAGAATACAATGGATGCAGAAGACAACATAATTTGTATTGCAATGAGTAAATGCTTTTCCACTGGTATTTCTATTAAGAATTTACATTATGCTATTTTTGCATATATGGGAAAAGGAGGAGTAAAAACCGTTCAAACAATTGGTAGAACTGTTCGAAAACATTCATCCAAAGAAAAAGCTGTTATTTTTGATATTTCAGATGACTTAAATTATTCAGTTCGTCATTTAAAAGAACGTTTGAAAATTTATAAAGATCAAAAGATAACATACACTCTTACAAAAATAAAAATTTAATATGTGGAACTCACCAGAAACCTTTGATGAAGATTTAGATGAAATTGAAGAACCTGAAATTGTTCTTGAAAAACCTCGTAAAAGAACTCGCCGCACAAAAGACGAGAGTAGAGAAACGGTTGAATATGTTACAAAGGATGAAATGTGGAATGAATTATATAATTACTATAAATCTTTAGGTGATGATTATGATTGGGAAACTCAAAAGCCTCATCGAAAAGATACCTTTCCGCCTATTTCAAAACGATTAACTGTTATTATCAACGATATTAGTACCAAAATGGGATATCGGGCAAATTTCTGTAATTATTCATGGATTGACGAAATGATGGGAGATGCACGATTAAAAATGGTTAAAGCAATTCGAGATTGTTCATTTAAGTGCTATACAATTGCGGAAATTATTGACACAGTAATTGATAGTGACAATCAGACAATTATATATTATATTGATAAAAAAGGGAAAACTCAAGACAAAGCTCAAGAAGAATCTGATGAGTTTTTCACAGAAAATAATAAGAACTTTATCAAATTCAAAGCAAATCCATTTGGATATTTTTCAAGAATAACTAGCCATTCATTTTTAAATAGAATGAAAAAAGAAAATTCTTTAGAAGAAACCAAGAGAGCATTTCAGACTAAAACATGGGATGAATTATATGCAAATGAGAATTTTAGAAATGTTCGCAGACCGAAATATATTGATTCGGACGAAAATGATGGTATGTTTGAAGAATGAAAAATTCCAAAATTTTAGTTATCGGGGATTTACATATAGGAAACAATCGAAACAATCCTGATTTTTTTAAAATTGTGTTGGAATACGGAGATTGGATAAATCAGATTTGTAAATCAAAGAATATACAGAATATAGTTCAATTAGGTGATGTTTTTCATTTCCGAGAAATGGTACATAATCCATCAATTAATTGTGCTCATCAATTTTTCGAAAAACTTCAAAATTATAATATACATATAATTACTGGAAATCATGATTCTTTTTACAATGATAGTAGCGAGGTACATTCACTGAAATTATTGAGTAATTGGCCAAATATAACAGTTCACGAAAAAGTAACAGTTTTAGATAACATTTGTTTTTGTGGATGGGGAGCTAAAATAGACCATATACCATATTCTGATATATTATTTGGTCATTTTGATATAAAAGGATTTCAAGTTAGTTCTGCCAAAGTATCGGAGCATGGGTTTTCTGCATCAGACCTTATGCAAAAGTGTAAAATATTAATGAGCGGTCATTATCATAAACCTCAAATCAGATTTTATGATAAAAAACCATTAATCTATTCAGGTAGTGCATTCCAATTAAATTGGGGAGAATCTGGAGAGAAAAAATATGTGTATATTCTGGACTCAGAAACTCTTCAGTATGAAATGATCGAAAATGAAATTAGTCCTCGGTTCGAATATATTCGAAATGAAAAAGATTATGAAAAGGCAAATAATAATTTTGTTTCTGTTGAAATTAGTGATCCCGCTGAATTTAATAAAATAGTAACAAAGTTGAAAAAATTAAATGCAAAAGATGTACGAACCACTATAAAACCAGTTAAACAAATTTCTGATAGTGTTGCAATGACAGAGTTTAAAGGAGTTAACTTTGATGATGCCGCAGATGAATATACTAGTTTATTAGAAGTTAGTTTGGATGAAAAGGAATATCTAGCAAACCGTTTTAAACAATTGTATAAAACTTGTACTAGATAATTGAAAAAAGATTAAAACAAATATAAATTAAACAAATGTCAAATTTAAATCGTTATAAAGAGAAAACCGCAGTTGCATTAATTTCTTGCAATCGAGAAGATTTTCTACATAAAGCATATGATTCCATAGATCATGATTCCGTAGAAAAAGTGTATATAATAAATGCAGGAAGTCAGTTTAAGAAAAATCCTGAAAATGCAAAAATTATACAATGTGCCCGCAATCCAACTGTTGTAGGAATTGCCAAGAATATTGCATTAAAAGAAATGAGAAATGCAGGATATGATTTCTTATTCTTAATGGAAGATGATGTATTTATAAAAGATAACAACGTGTTTCAGAAATACATTGATACTGCTATGGATTCGGGCTTGTGGGCAGGGCAATTGTCTTATGGTACTCACGGTGGGGTTGGTGGTGGAAACGTTGCAGATGACGGCACACCGCTCAAAAGATTAACGGTACAGTATACCCAGCACAAAGTTGACTTGTATAAACATAGTCTTCATGCATTTGTCTTGTATCATTCTAATACTCTTCCTCATATTGGATATATGGGAGAAAATTATTGCAATGCCGCAGAACATTTGGATCACTATTATACATCATACTTAAAGAAATTAGGAGCCAATTATTGGTATTTTCCAGATATAGAAGATTCATTTGAATATCTAGAAGATATTGACAGTAATCATACAAACAGTGTTATTCGCAATAGTACAGATTTTCGCAAGAATTTTTCAGAGAGTTGGGGAATCTTTAAATCTAAATTTTCTGCATTTCCTCATGAGATAAGTGATTCAACAATTGAAGAAGTTCAGGAAAGATTAGATTTCTTGGAAAAGAATTATTCACAAAAGCAATTTTTACAACAAAATTCTTGACGAGAACTTTTTCCTCTCTATAAATGAGGTATGAACATTCATCAAAAACTAAAAGACCTTGGAATTGAACATGAGGACGAATTTCTCAATCATGAGCAATTCAGTAAAGTCACTTTAACAAGAGACGTAGGAGTACAAGGTCAATTTATATATTTTATTAAATATAATAGAATTCCGTCCAGTTTGGAGTTTTCTATAAAACTAAAGGATTTTGATGAATTTATTAGGTATGTTGCAAGTTTGCGATTTAAAGTAATATTCACTAATACTACTATTGACCGATATTGGCGCAGTACAGTTTATCTGAGTGATTATTCGATTGGTATGGGTCATATAATGATTGAAGTGGAATATAATCTTGGTCGTAAAAATAACAGAGATAATCAGGATATATTGGATAAGGTTTTGCAAAAAACTGAAGATGAAGAGGAGGAAGAAGATGATGCTACTTGCAGTGTAACAATATATCATTCGGCATATAATCCTAAAATTTACGAAATTTTTGATAAATTTGCGATTTCTCCAAAAACTGAACAAGAAGGTAAAGTTCTTCTTTTCGAAAAGGATAGTTATGGTGAAATTGTATTGACCCCTCATAAAATCAAAAATTATGATTTGGATATTAGCAAAAATTATAACGATGATTTTAGCCAAGTTCATGATAAAGTGTCAGAGTGGGTAAATGACTTTAAGACTAAGAACAATAAATTGGTGCTGTTTCATGGTGTTCCCGGTTCCGGAAAAACTAATTATATTAAATATCTTTTGAGCCTTCCTTCTGATGTAAAAAAGATTTATATTCCTCCATATTTTATTCAAAGCATGGCAGATCCTGCATTCTTGCCAATTATCAAACGTGAAAAGAAAAGCGTTCTTATTATTGAAGATGCAGAAAAAATTCTCTTGAAAAGAGAAGATTCCTCAGATAATAGTATTATTTCAATTTTACTTAATCTTTGTGATGGTATTATGGCAGACATTCTAGACTTCAAGATTATTGCAACTTTTAACACTGACGAAGAATTGATTGATGATGCACTAAAGCGTAAGGGAAGAATGTTTTTGAAATATAAGTTTGATGCACTTTCAGAGCAAAAAACAAAAAATCTTTATGGAGAAGTTCATGGAACTGAGCCACCAAAGAAAAACATGACACTTGCTGAAATTTATAACAGCGAAAACAATTTCGGGAAAAAGGAAGAACCAAGAAAAGTCGGTTTCGGAATTTAAGAAAAAACAATATAAAAAGGCCAAATCCAGTATTTTTCTGGATTTGGCCTTTTTTGTTGGTTAAATAAATGCTATGAGTAAACGAGGTTTAGCTATTATTACTTTTAATTCGGAAGATTATTTTAATGATTTATACAAAACAGTTCCATTTGAAAAATTAGATGAAATTGTTGTGGTCAATGGAGGAGAAAAATATAAAAACAAATATGATAAAGTTCATTGGATTCAGCACGAAGAAGTAAAATACCCTTCGGTTGCAAGAAACGATGGTTTGAAATATCTTTTCGATAAAGGAGTTGATCATTTTTTTGTATGTGAGGATGACATGCTTATTAAGGATTCGAATATTTTCGAGAAATATGAGAATGCTAGTAAAATTTCAAATCTTCAATATTTCATCTATGCATCAATTAGTTGGGGAAGTGGGCCGAAACATAATCGAACACCTACTATGAAAATAGGATATTCTCCAACTGATGAAATATATCTTTTTTCTAATATGTGTAATGAATTCACTTACTCTTCTAAAAAATTAATAGAAGACGTTGGTTTGTATGATGAACGGTTAAAAAATTTATTTGATGTTGATTATGCATATCGGGTTTCACAATCAAAATATGGGATTCCTTTTTGGTATTTTCCTGATATTGCTAATTCAGACGATTTAGTTGATAATAATCCTGATGCAAAATCGCGTTTAGATCATGATGGACAAAGAACATCTAGGCTTGCACCAGAATATGCTATTTTTCAAGAAAAACATCATTTACAAATTCAAAATATTTTCCGAGAAACTGAGGAAAAAGTTGTCGAAAAATTAAAAAATATAAAGCCTATATGAAAATAAAAATCATTACAAATACATTTAATGATTATCATCGTCAAAAAGTAGCAGTAGATTCTTGGTTGCATCTTAAAAATTTGTATCCAGAAATGGAAGTAATAAATTTGCAATTTTTTGATGAGCAAGAACAATTCTCGAATTTTTATCCTGACTTAACCACTAAGTTTCTTTTAAGGCAATCTAGTCAATCATATTTAGGTAGTTCAGAAAAGAAATTACCTTTGGTACGAGATTTATTCAATGCAGGAGTGAACGAAGATTGTGAATATTTCATCACTACTAATTCTGATGTAATTATTATGCCTAGTCTTATTGAATATATTCAAAATAAAAAACCTGATGCCATGGCATGTTCTCGTCTTGATATAGAGGAGATAAGTTCATTTCAAAGTATAGTTGATCAAAAAGTTGTTCCTGTTCGTTGGGAACCTGCGGGATTTGACACATTTGTTTTTAAAAAAGAATGGGCAGTAAAGAACAAACATCTTTTTCAAAATCCATATTTTCTAGGAAAGCCAAAATATGATGTTGTTTGGGCAGGTTATATGAAAATTTTTGGTGACAATACTCCTCTTGGTAACGATTATCCTCCATACTGTTTTCATATTCATCATGGAAACAGTGCATGTTATCTAGAATGTATTGAAAAAGATTGGAACCATGCTATATTAAGAGATGAACACTTGGATTGTTTGATGCATAATATAATGGTTTTACATTTGAAAACTAATCTTTTAAAGAGAACTCCATGGGGAGCATTCTTAAATATCCAAAATGAAGAAAAACAAGTTGAAAAAGACTTTTTTGATATATTGAACATACACAACATTGATTAAAATGAAAATAGTAACATTATATAGCCCGAGTCACAAAAATATGTACGAGAATTATTTTCTGCCATCGTTTCCAAAAGACGACCGATTGGATTTAAGGGTAGTGAATGCTCCACAATTAGCAGGAGAAAAACCGTCATTTAACAGTCCAGATTGGAAAAATTTCATGCATATAAAAGCTGAAGTTTTATATGACGAATTAATTAACATTCCTGAAAATGAGATTTATGGATTTTTAGATGTTGATATTATTAATGTTAATAACTTTCACGATTTTATAATTAAAGAAATGGAAGGATTGGATTTTTTATGTCAGAATGATTCTAACAACCCTAATTTTTTAAATGCATGTACTGGAGTTATTTTTTTCAGAAATACACAAACTTGCCGGAATCTATTACTATTAATGAATACGTATTTGGATAAATTTAATAATGAACAAGAAGCATTTTCATATTTCGTCAATAGTTATCGCAGCATTCAACAGATTCAAACGTTGTCTTATAAATTTTTACCATTTTCTAATGCTTTCACATATGGTGCATTTGGTAAAGGAGTGTGGTACAATCAGGACTTAGATTTTGCTATTCCTGATAAAAAAGATTTATACTGGTTACATGCCAATTATTGTCATCATGAATATAAAGAACCATTACTTGATTTATTTCTGAAAAAACTACATGTCTAATATTCTAAATTTTGCAGATTTACGTCCAGCACCAAAATATCCTCTTTATCCGGGAAATTATGTTAATCCAGATGAATATTTGGAACAATATTTTTTTAAATATTTTGTAGATAATATTTTAAATAAAAACGTAAAATTGTCGAGAAAATATTTGCCTATTTGGTGGACAAATTTAGCAGTCGATAATCACAACATAGATATTCAAAAATATATAAATTCTTTAAATTGGAATGATAAATGGTTTACAGTTTGTCAATTGGATGACGGGGTTAGATACCATTTACCTCCTGATACAATCGTGTTTCACGCAGGAGGAAATTCTGGAAATGGTCAATTAGTACCGATTCCTTTAATTGCCAGTCCTATACCAGAACATTTAAAATCTTCTACGCCTAAAAAAACCAACATATTCGCATCTTTTGTGGGAACATACACTCATCCAGTTCGAACGGAAATTTATAATAGTTTAAAAAGTAATAATGCATACTATTTCAACACTCCTAGAAATTGGTCACAAACAGTATCAGATGAAGCATTGGACGAATTTATAAAAATCACGGAACAATCATTATTTTGTCTAGCACCTGCGGGATATGGCAATTCCAGTTTCAGATTATATCAAGCATTTGAATTAGGAGCAATTCCAGTTTATATTTCAGATCGTCCACATTGGCTTCCTTGGAAAAATGAGTTGAATTGGGACGAATTATGTGTTATTGTAAATCGTGTAGATATTCCACATATACATGATATTTTAATCAAAAAAACTTTAAACGTTGATGAAATGCTTAATATGAAAAGAAAAATAACGGAAAAATATAGTGAGTATTTTTCTTTGGAAGGAACATGTCGGCAAATTATAAAAACATTGACAACCGAATGATCAATCATAAGTAGAAAAATGAAGTATTTGTTTGTATTAAGTGCATATTCAGACTATAGACAGAATATATTCGATGAAGTTATTTCTCCGAGAAATAAAGAATATTGCGAAAAACATGGGTTTAAATATGTCGAAATAAGAAAAGAACACAATATTACACCTTTTAGAAATAATCTAACGTGGAACAAATGGTCGATTATTAAAAGTTTAATAGATGAAGATAAATTGTTAGATGGTGATATAATAATCCAACAAGATGCAGATGTAGTAATTGTGGATTTAGCTGCTACATATGAACCACCTTTAGATAAGTCCATGACAATATGTATTGATAGTGGTAATACATATTGTCATGGAATATTCGGGTTAAGAATCAACTCATGGTCTAAAAAGTTGGTAAATAAAATTTTAGATGACGAAATATTTCAACGAATGTCAAAAGAGTTAACGGCTCATGATGGATTTCCGAATAGACATAAAACGTCTTTTATAGGAGAATTTAGAGAACAAGCAGTTTTCTATAATCTTTTTGGAATAAAAAGACATTCATGGGTTCCATTTACTAAATTGCCACATAATGGCATTCACTCGGATAAGACAGATAATACTTTCTATCCTATTGAAGATTTTAATAATAATATTGAAATATTACCAGTTGAATATAATTTAACTATTTGGCCTGGAGAATCAGATGAAACATTCTTGATAAATAGATTTGATAAATCAAAAAATGATGTTAAATTCCGTCATTTTACAGGAAGTAATTGGGAAGTTGCAAAAAATTGGATTTTATGAAAATTGATAAATTAACTATAAACTTACATTGTGGATGTTCCAGAGATGTAGTAAACAAGCAAAAAAACGATTTATCAAACTTAACAGATCATTTTTCAGATATCGACTTTAATTTAAGAATAGATAGATATCCAAAAGCATACCCCTCATATTCTCAACTCATGAATCATGCTATTGCTACTAGCAAGTATGAATTTATGATATTCGCTAATGATCGGACAACAGTTTCTGTAGAAGAAACACTTAAAATAGTAAATCTATTAGAAAATGGGTTTGCATGTGTTTATCTTTATAATGTTGGTTATATGGGATTTTCTAAAGAACTTGTTCGACAAATAGGTTGGTGGGATGAAAGATTTTTATTGGGAGGATGGGAAGACAGAGATTGGACGTTTAGATTGGCACAGTCCAATTTGGCGTTATATGAGAGTCAAGAAGCATCTTATGATTATTCATGGAAAAGTCCTCTTCAAGAAATAGGGCATCAATGCAGGCTATCAGAACCTCATTGGAATGCGAAATGGGATACTAGTAATATAAATTATATTACACAACGTATTTCTAATGAAGATTACATACATTGGAATTTATTTTTAGGGGATAGTAATACAGATATAAAAAAATCTTGGAAATCTTGGAATGAATCTATGTTGAGTATAATGTATGATAAACCTAATAGTGGACCCTCCACGTCGAGTATTATAAATAACCGAGTATTCAATAAAATAAATAATAGTTGACATAAAAGGGGGGTTACAGTAAAATAATATATGAATTATAGTCTTCATGATCTAGATATTAAAATGGAAAAATATTTATGTAAAATTCAAAATGG